ACGGAGAGAACATCAGATTATTCCAAGAACAGAGTAATCCGCGTGTATGACAGCTTTGCAGATGATCTGAAGCTGACATTCCCTCCGAATAAGTTTGACAATGACCCGGATGGATGGCTTGTCATGGAAGGCCTTGGAAGAGCACTTCTCCAGAGTTATGCGAAGCAGGGAGCAATCACGAACGTGGATGCAGAAAACGACTTCTACGTTGATCAGAGCAAGAGTATCGGAGACGAGACGTTCTTCAATGTCGGACTGCAGGCAGTAGATTCAGCAGAGAAACTGTACTTCTCTGTATCAACAAGATAAGGAGGATGAAAGAATATGGGCGAGAACAGAAAACCACTCAGCCTTAAAGAAGGTCACATCTATATTGATGGAGTAGAGGTAATGGACGCAGTAAAGCTTACGATTGTTTACACTCCTACGGTATGGTCTGGCAAGATGCTGGGCGATAAGGGAACAAACAGACGCTGGCTTGGCAGAGATATTACCGGAAGCATTGACGAGTACCGCACTACTGCAAGATGGAATAATATCGTTAAGCAGTATGAGAACTCTGGAATCACTCCGGAGCTTACAATCCAGGGCATCAGAACCGATAAGGATTCTGATTTCTACGAGGTAAGCGGAAGCGAGTCCGTAACAGTGACTGGAGCTGTACTGACAGGAGATATCAATCTCATTTCGCTTGACACAGATGGAGATGTAGTAAAGGACAGCATCAGCTTTGGTGCCAAGAATATGTCCTAAGCAGGACAGTCATGAACAGCAGAGGCATACGCAGAACTTCGGTTTTGTGTGTGCCTTTTTTACGTTCAAAATCATGCAGACAGATTAACTACTGTCTATGGAACTTAAAGTGTGCTACAGGTCAAAATAGAGGCCTGAGAATAGAAAATAGGAGGTCATTATGGCTAATAAAGATTTGAGATACTTCATGCGTGAGGAAGCAAAGGTGGAACAGATTGTTACGGTTCCAGGTCCTGAGTCCATCAAGGACGAGAATGGCGAAGTGATTCAGCTGGAAATTAAGCAGTTGCACAACGACACTATTGCGAAAATCAATGAGATGTATGAATCCAAGACACCTCTCAAGGATAAGAAGGGTAATTTCATTGTTCAGAATGGCAATGTTGTATATAAGGTCGAGAGAGACAGAAACAAGGCAGCCCGCCACCTCATGGTAGAGGCTCTCGTTTATCCTGATCTGAAGGACAAGAAGCTCATGGAATACTTCGGATGCGTGGACATTACCGAAATGCCGCTTAAAGTATTCCCTACCAATAAGGAATACGGACACGTAAGCAAGCAGGTGTTAAAAGTTCTTGGCCTGACGGAGGAGGACGATGAGGCTAAGGAGACCAAAGACGCAAAAAACTAATTGAAAGCAAGGGCACTTTGGAGTATTGGGCACACGTCCTCTGGCAGAGGCATGGTCTCAGACCAGAGGAATTTGAGAGAATGCCCAAGCGAAAAAGAGGTTTCTTTATAGCTTCCGAGCTTGTAGAAACTGAAGACCCTTGCAGACGAGGAGTATATTTGCTGTCCGGTCGGAAGGGAGGCGATAGGTAGTGGCTGGATTATCGGTAATATTTAAAGCCATCGATGAAATAAGCGATAAGTTGGATGCTATGTCCAGTGCCGGTAATAAAACACTTGACGCTTTCGACAAATTATCGGATACAGCGGATAAGGCATTTGCAAATACCACAGAAGAAACACAGAAAGCCACAGAAGCAATGGAAAAGGCGGCGCAGGCAACCGATTACTGGACGGATGCAGTTGGCAATTATGATAAGGGCTGTCTGGAAGCGGTTTATTCAACAGAAGAACTTGTAAATATGGGCTTTAAGACAGAGGATGCACTGAAAGCAGAAGCGGATGCGGCGGAGGAAGCACAGAATAAGACAGAACAGCTCGGAGAGGAAATGGATAAAACGAGCAAGAAATCAGAGGATTTCGGGGACAAGTCAAAAAATGCGGTGGTAGGACTGGATGATATTCTTGCTACAGTCGGAATTGTGGCGGTACTGAATAAAATAGCGGATGCATTTTCAGATGCCTCTGATAAAGCTACAGAGTTCGAGACGAATGTTGCCATGGTATCTACGGTAGCCGACACCACCGTGCTGTCCGCAGATCAGCTTTCTACACAGATATCTGGATTATCAAAGGACACTGCAAAGAACGTAAATGAGCTTGCGGATGCCACTTACAATGCAATATCAGCCGGTGTCGCTACGGAGGGAGCGGTAGAAACTGTAGGAGAAGCGTCAAAGCTTGCCACAGCGGGCTTTACATCGTCTGCATCTGCCCTGTCTGTATTAACGACAGCCCTCAATGCGTATCAGCTGGAAGCTTCCGAGGTAACGAATATCTCGGATAGCTTGATTACATCCCAGAACTTGGGTGTTATGACAATCGACCAGTTGTCAAGCAGCATGGGTAAAGCTATCAGTACGGCATCCGCTTATTCGATTGATCTTTACAATCTGGAATCAGGATACATCAGTCTGACCAAGGCGGGTGTAAGCGTTGAAGAATCCACGACCTATATCTCCAGTATGTTCAATGAGCTGGGTGATTCCGGCTCGGAGGTTGCCGGAGTAATCATGGAGGAAACAGGACAGTCCTTCGGACAGTTGATGAAGTCAGGATATTCATTGGCAGACGTTCTGGAAATTCTCTATAACAGCGTGGATCAGGACAGTGAAGCATTGATGAACCTGTGGGGCAGTGCAGAAGCCGGAAAGGCTGCCAACGCTGTTATCAATCAGGGACTTGATACATTCAATAACAATCTGGATAAGCTGAGAAATTCAGCAGGAACAACGGAGAGAGCTTATTCTGCTATGACGAATACTACGCAGTATGCGACAGAACGTATGCAGAATAGCTTCAATAACCTCGCAATCGCCATTGGAGACGACATAAACCCTACGGTGGCACAGTTTAAGAATGGTATAGCAGATATTACAGATGGATTTACAGAACTTATCACGAAACATCCAGCAATTTCCGCACTGCTTACTGGTGCGGCTGTTGGGATTGGTGGTGTCACTCTTGCACTTACTGCGTACACCGCTGTTACAAAGGTAGCGACTGTAGTTACAGCGGCAATGGGGACTACTATGTCGGTAGCCCTTGGACCGCTTGCGTTGGTTGCAGCAGCAATCGGAGGAGTTACAGCGGCAGTTATTTATCTTAATAATACAGAAGATGAGATGACAAAGGCGCAGGAGAATCTTACTCTATCGTCAAAGGAAACACAAAAGGAACTCGATAAATTACAAGATCAATATGCAGAGCTTGAAGAAGCTGGACAGGCAGATACAGTTGCGGCATACGAATTAAAAAACCAAATCGACGAGTTGAGTGCTTCGTTTGAGGAAAATAAAGAGACTATAGCAGATCTTGTTGCACAGACCGAGGAATTACGAACGGCATTGGATGAAATTGATAGCAAATACGAAGAAACAATGAGTGGAATTGATGATAGCGAATCTTCTTCAAAATCATTAATCGCTCAACTTGTAGCTATGCAGGAAAATACAAATCTATCTGGTGGGCAGTTGGAAATTATGCAAGGCATAGTCGATAGACTGAACAATTCCTATGAGGGATTAAACCTCACGCTTGACTCTACAAACGGAAAACTGAACATGTCGGTGGAAGATTTATGGCAGGCGGTTACAGATTCCGCAAATCAGGAGAAAGCACAGGCAAACATGGATAAGCTTATGGATTATATAGGACAGTACCAAAATGCACAGTCCACATTTGATGAAGCTAATAAGTCCATGAATGCAGCATATGAAGAATATCAGAAAGCTCTTGATGAAGATTGGTCGGAAGAACATCCATTCTTAGCATGGTCGGGTTTAGCTGATGGAGCTGAAATGAACTGGTCTGGATCGGTAAAAGATGCCTATAACGAGTATAGTGTGCTTAAAGATGCGACTGCAGATGCAGAAGAGGAATTTAATCGTGTCACAGATGCCATTCGTGAATGCTATGAAGAAATGGGGTACTCTGAGGAAGAAATCGACAGCATGATGTCAGAACTTGCTCTTGCGTCTGCATCAGCAACAGAGGCTTCCGAGATATATGAGCAGCAGAGAGAGGTACTGGAGAGTACATCTGACGGATACAACGAGGCAAGCAGTGTCATTCAAGGCTATTCGGCACAGCTTGAAGAATTGTGCACAGCCTATGATGATGCTTACGATTCAGCTCTGCAGAGTGTTCAAGGTCAGTATGATTTATGGACAGAGGTTGAGGACGTAACAGCAATGACATCCCAGAGTATCAAGGATGCATTGCAGTCACAGATAGATTACTGGAACTCATACAACGAGAACATGAATTCTCTTACAGCCAGAGCAGACGAAATCGAAGGATTGTCTGATATGCTGAAAGATTTGTCAGATGGCAGTGAGGAGTCAGCTGCAATGCTGGCCGGCATGGAAAGCATGAATGATGCAGATCTGTCAGCAGTAGTGAAGCAATACAATGACCTGCAGACAGCTCAAGGCGATACAGCAACCAGTATGGCAGAGTTGGAGACGGATTTTTCTAATTCCCTTACCAAGATACAGACGGATATGGAAACAGCTGTTGATAATCTAAACCTGAGTGATGAAGCGAAGGCAAATGCGAAATCCACTATGGATGCCTATGTGAAGGAAATTCAAGACGGAGTATCGAAAGCCCAGAGTGCAATCAATTCCCTAAGCTTTGCAAACACCACTCTAAAGGGCGGTGGATATCATGCATACGCAGAAGGTACCGTAGATGCGGAACCGGGACTTGCACTGGTCGGCGAGGAAGGACCGGAGCTTGTCAATTTTGGTGGCGGAGAAGTTGTTTATACAGCTGATGAAACAGCTAACATACTTGCAAAAGATACATCTTCGGACAGTTTCTATGTGGAGCCGGAGCAGGCGGCTAATGATACAGCAGGCGGCGACAGGACAGTGACTTTTAGAGTAGAGGGTGCTGGAGAAATGAAGGTAACCGGAAATGGTGTCACAAAGGAAGATGTTGTAAGCCTGTTAATGTCGAACATGAAGGATGCTCTTATGGGTATCATTCAGCAGGAAATTGAGGAGGAAGGAGATTTGTCGTATGAGTTCTAATTATCAATTAGCCATGAAGCTGAACAGCATTTTTCGGTTTCCGGTTCTTCCAGAAGAAATAGAAGTGTCGTATGGCAGTGACAACTCCAACCTCAAGGTGTATGGAGTTGGTGAGTGTACGATTATACAGGACAGTGCAGCTGCGAACATTAGCTTTTCGAGCTTTTTCCCGAAGACTTATTTCAGCGGATGCAATTACAGCAACATTCCGGATCCGAACACAGCAGTAGCACAGGTTTTGGCAATGAAGAACACCAAGAAGCCGGTGCGGCTTACTCTTACCGGAGGCATGGGAATATCCATGTATGCCACCATTGAGAAATTCAAAACCTCAGAGGTTGGCGGCGATCCTGGAACGGTGCAGTTTGACATTACCTTCAAGGAGTACAGAGAAATCACCATGCGTCAGATCAAGGTGAATGTTACCACACAGAAAGCTACTGTTTCACAATCCTCTCCAAGGGTGGATAACACTCCGGCGGCACAGACATACACAGTGAAAAAGGGCGACTGTCTTTGGAACATCGCAAAGAAGTTCTACGGATCAGGAGCTAAATATACCGTTATTTACAATGCGAATAAAGGTGTTATTGGCAGTAACCCAAATCTGATTTATCCCGGACAGGTTTATACCATACCGGCAGCATAGGAGGTAGCCATGGCAATACAATTTGTAATTATCCATAACGGAACGGGCTATGATGTGTCAAATATGTTCGAGGAGATCACTTGGAGCGGCAGGAAAGGAGCTGCTCCAAGGTCTGTCAGTATCACTCTGATGGATGATGATGGATGCAATCATTCAAGGGTTACGGTAGATTGTGCCAATGGAGACCAATGTGTTTTTTATGAGGGCGGCAAAGAGCTGTTCCGGGGCATAATCACAAGCCATAAGCAGAGTAATTCTAAAAAGCTGGTGGTAAAAGCCTATGACAATGCTTATTATCTGGCGAACAACAAGGATTCATTCTGCTATACCAACAAGACGGCCACAGATATATTCAATGATTGTATGTCAAGGCTGGGAATGACAGGAAATGCGGTTGATACAAGCTATGTAATACCGGAACTTCCAAAAGCAAAGACAACTTATTATGATGTGATGCTCGATGCGTTAAGCACAACGTATAAAGCCACAGGGGAAAGATATTATATTTCTTCCGAAAATGGCACGATTTATTTAAGAAAAAGAGTGGAAAATGCCATGCAGTGGGTATTGGAAGCTGGGAGCAGTCAGTCAAACCTCACCAGTTACGAATACTCCAAGAGCATTGAGAAGATAAGAACCAGAGTAAGGCTCCTGTCGAAGGAGGATGCGATAGTGTATGAGAAAGCCAATACCGAGCTGGAATCGAAGATTGGTACCTTCATGGAGGTAAAGTCGGTGGACGATTCCTACACAGCCGCACAGATGCAGGAGCTGGTTGAATCAATCTTTGATGAAAAGGGGACACCGGAGCAGAGTTTGAAGGTCTCTGGCATGGGAGTATCGGAAGCTGTATCCGGAAAATGTGTTTATGTTATCATCCCTCATCTTGGATTAAAACGGTCTTTTTTTATTGATGAAGACACCCACAAGTACACAAGAGAAAGCCATACAATGACCTTAAAGCTTAACTTTGCAGAGCCTGTGACAAAATCATCAGGCTCAACACAGACAAGCTCTGAACACAAGATAGGAGACGTTGTGCAGTTCAATGGCGGTTACCACTATGTGAACAGTACCGCAAGCAAGCCTACCGGCTCCAGATGCAATGCAGGTCCGGCCAAGATTACTCACATTGCAAAAGGCAAGGCTCACCCATGGCACCTAGAGCACACAGACAGCAAGAGCAGGGTGTTTGGTTGGGTTGATGATGGCACATTTAGTTAGGAGGATGGATTATGGCAGATCAGGAAACACCTACCGGAATAAAACAGCTGATACAATCAATGGCACCGGAAGCACCGAGTGTGAAGGAGGGAATTGTAACATCCGCCTCTCCACTGGAAGTCACGCTGAAGAATGATGCAAAAATGGTATTAACCGCCAATTCGCTTGTGGTACCGAGAAGCCTTACGGACTACCAGGTCGAGGTTGATCTGGAAACGGGAGCCGGCTCTCTCATATCAAAAACGAAGACGGACGGAAAGCATACACATGAGGAACTAAGCGGAAGCGATGATGGAGCACATTCCCATTTTCTGGCAACATTTACTGTCAGAGACGGAGTTCTTATGATTCATAACGCACTAAAGAAAGGCGATACCGTTTATCTGCTGGCATTCAACAGCGGAAAACAATATTACATTTTGGACAGAAAGGGGTAATCAGATGGCGGTTGACATAGCTATTCCGGTTGCTGCCATTGAAGACGAGGAAACGATCACATCAAGAACCTACGCTATAGACTGGGAAGCTGGTCGGATTGCCGGATTCATAGATGAGCAGGAGGCTGTTAAGCAGTTCATAAAGAAAGCCCTTCTGACACCTCGTTTTCATTGCCTTATTTATGACAGTCAGTATGGCAGCGAAATACGTGACAGTGTTATAAGGAACACTGCAACAAGAGAGTATATAGAGGCAGAAATGCCCTTCCTTATCAGAGACACACTGATTCATGACGAGAGAATTCTGGATGTTTATAACTTCGGGTTTGAATTTAAGGATACCTATCCGCATCAGGACAGTGTGATCATATCGTTTGATGTAGACACAATTTACGGAAGCATACAGACAAAGGAGGTGATTTAGGTGTTTGAAGAATTTACGGAAGATTACTTTATGGATCAGGCGAGAGCTCTTGGTGAAGAATACGGGGTGGATACCAGACAGGGAAGCTTATTCATGGATGCTGCCACAGGTCACTGCATCCGTATTGCAAAATTCATGAATGATCTCAGTACAGCCTTTGAAATGCTGGCAGTTGATACCTGCACCGGAGATGTTTTGACGGAAAAGGCGGCTCAGGATG